TTGTAGTACCACTTGTCATTTGCGTCAGCAGGGCTGACTGTTGTTGTGGCTTCGATAGTTTTGGCTATCTCGTCCGGTAAAATTGTGGCTTTCATAACCACTGTTGCTGCATCTGCCATGATTATTCTCCTCTATCAGCTATTTTGCAGATTTCTTGGCGGGAGCCTTTTTCTTGGCTGCAGCCTTCTTTGCGGGTTTCTTCTCCTCTACAGGAACTTCTACCCACGCTTCGTTCACAACCGTATCAGGGTCATCTTTTACATAATGCCCCCTTTCATCACGAGCGCGAACAAATTTAGTTTTTATTGCATTTTCGGTCTCGCGTATCGCACGTTTTGCAGCGCGAATTTGCTCAACCATTTTTTCTCTAACAGATGATGCCATTATCCTGTTCCTTTCATACGGGCACTCAGGGCGGCAATATCTCTTTGAGTTTGTATTCTATCTTCCGCCACTCTAGTTTTGTCAGCAAGAGCCTCTTCTTGAAGCTCTATACGGCGATTAGCCAATTGAGCATCCATCGCTTCACGGTCATATTCAAGCTCTTGCTTTGTCTCAAATTCTTGAGACTTTCGCTCCATATCTGCCGCTTTTAGCTGTAATTCCTGCTGTCGAATTGCAACTAATGGATCTTGTTGATCTTGAGGCTCTAGCGTCTGTGCATATTGCTCTGTTAGATCTGCAATCAACATAGCTGCTTGACGCTCTATAGCAGGCTGTAACATCTGCATAGCCTCTGGATTTTCTTGCACTTCTGCACCTGCTTGTTCCATTACGATCTGTTGCGCCTGTTGTTCCGCTAACAAACCAATATGTTCTTGAATGTGACCTTGCAATGATAAAGTTGCCTGTGGGTTCATTTGTACAGATGGTGTGGACATAATAGCCAAGTGTGTTTCCATATGAGCTTTGTGATCCTGTTGTGGAAACGCTTGAAGCATACCACCAGTCAAAGCCATCTTGTTTTCCATAGCAGCGTTCATCGGCTGTGGCTGCGGTGGGGCAGGTAATATTGAATCAATATTATTAATACCTAACGCCTCGTACATCTTTCGATATGCCTGATACAATCCCTGTGGACCGCCATGAATTTGTGGATTTGATTGCACTAACTGTAATTGTGTCTGCGCAAGCGCAATACGTTGAGCCATTGAGAATATGTTAGGATCACTGACTGGAAGAACATCCACTCGCGCATCAAAATCCTGTGCAAAAACTTCAGGTCCAAATTCTACTGATGGCATATAAGGATATAACTGCATAGTATCTGAAAATACTTTAGATAACAGCTTAAACTCTATCTTTTGAGAGTAATGCATACGTTTATGAATCGCGGACATAACCTTCGTGCCACGCTCCATAATTGCCATTGTGGTGCCAACAGGTGTTTCACCACTCATCTCACCCACCTTCATGTCAGCCATAGTCGCAAATCGGCGTCCAGCGTCCACAAGAGTGCCTAAAAGGTTATACAGAGTACCTGAAGGCTCTTTAAACGGTAAAGGCATCAGGGAGGTGCGTATATCGGTTCCTGCAACGTCTATATCACGAAACTCGCCGGGCTGTATTGGATTGTCTTCATCTCTAATCCTTGCGCCACGGGCTTTAAATCCTGCAGGTAAGTTAGAAAGCGTACCCGCATCAATTAACTGACGTAAAATAGAAGTAGACGCTTGAGCCAAGCCACCAATCATATGTGTTAAGCCAAGACCGTAAAAACCAAGACCGGGTAAGAATTTATAATGCACAAAGTATTTATTGCGCTTTTTCATCATGTCTGCTTCTTCGTAATTCCTACGAATACCAAGAACTTCTCCAGTATCTTCTATAATCGTAACAACATACGGTAATTTTAAACCGCTTTCAGAACCTGTTTCGTCAAGATCCTCAAAGCCGGGCAAATCTAAATCAGTGTGTATCTCATATAAAGTAAGCTCATATGAAGAACCGCTAGGATAAACGCCCTGCACTTCATTAATAGCTTCCTGTACCTCTGACATCTTTTCTGTAGATGAACCATCTTGAGGCAAGTCTACATCACGGTAAAAACCAGCTATCTGTAGCTTTTTAACCTCATTCGAGGCCATTTTAATAATGTGCGTAATTCTAGGTGAAGACGCCAAATCAGTTGCGCCATAAGGAACTACAAGATCCTCTGCATGTACAAACTGACTAACAGCACGACCCTTTAAAGGATCGAAATATACCTTTTTAAACGTAGAACCTACAACAGGAAGATAAAATAACATCTGATCCATCTCAGGATCATACTCTTCCATCTCGTAAGTAATCATATAATTCATATAATCCTTGACACGCTCTGCCTGCTTAATAAGCTGTTCTGATTGCGCACCAACGACTTGTGTTCTTACAGGTCCACTTGCAGGTAACATTTCACGATATGCTTGCGCTTGAAACTGCGTAACACTTTCTGCCAATAACGGATGTATAACGCCAGAAGAACCCTCAAATGGCTCTGCACGGTCCTCATACTGCATCCCAAGAAACTCTAAACCGCGCTTATATGTATCCTGCCAGTCCTGTCGAGAAGATATATCGTCATCAATCTCACCAGTTAAATCAGAAGAAATTTTGCCTAAATCACTCGAATCCATAAATTCAGCTAGGTTTGAATCGTGAGATATTTGCGGTATCTCCTCCTCCTCTGCATACTCCCCAATAATTGCAGATCCATCATCAAACTCAAAAACACCGGGATCTTGGGGTAATCCCTCAACCAAAACCTCATCTGGTTGTACCTCTGGAAGTTGTGGGCCTATAATACCGCCCGGACCTGCATCTCTTTCAATAGCCATACCTATTTACCTTTTTGTGTTGGAGCAAAGTCCACTCGACCTTGAGTCGCCGCAAGGGAGCGACTAAAATGGACTGGGAGGTTTCCATCATCCTTCGCTCCAACCTCTTCAAGCTCATTAACAGATTGATTAATACCTGAACTAAGAACTTTTAAATCTATTTTGACAATAGCTGTCATTATTTAACCCCTGAGAACCCCGTCCCTGATATAGCAGCTCCAGCACCACGACAAACAGCGCCTCCCGGTTTCATTTTTTTAATTACACCGCCATTTTTCTTTTTTACAATTCTTTTTTGCTTTGCAGCAGTTTTCATTGGCTCGGTTGTGTTTCCGTCACCATCTATGTCAATATAGTCAGGTTTAGATGCCATTTTTTATCTCCTTAATAATATTCTCTTTTTGCACGAAATTTAAATTCATCGTCTTCATAATCACTCGGAGTCGTAATAAAACCACCCTGTCTAAAACGTAGTATAGCCTGTGTCATCGAATCCGCCAAGTCATCATGTTCACCATTTGGAAAAGAAGCGCATTCTTCTATCACTTCTTCAGCAAAATTCATGTCTGGTGCCCACACCATACCACTCTCAAATACAGGCGCACATGAGTGCATTCGGGTAAACTTGTCAGCCCCCTTACCCGGAGTAAAAGGGGTTACAGGTATTCCCATACGCCTTAATTCCTGTGTTAATGGCATACCAGATCCTTTTTGTTCTATAAGTACCATATCAGGATCGAACTCTTCCCACAACTCATGTGCAGCAGTTTTTAATTCTGGAAACTCCCAACGCCCCCTAACAGCGTCAAGCAAAACAATGTGATCTTCCCCAGTTTCCTCCCTGTGAAACACCCCCCAAGTCGTAATCGCACTGTAATCAGCCCTGTCAGACTTGCTAAATGCCGTGTCATAGCTCTGAATAACGTAACTACAGTTGGGTGGCTCGTCTTTTTCCCACAAATTCCACCATTCACGCTTAATTATCGCACCCTCTTCAGCCGTAGGGTTCTGCATATACTGCGCATTCCACTTAGATACAGGAATAGAGGCTTTTACCCCCTCTAATTCATCTAAAGTCCAAAATTCAGGCCATAAAGACTTGCCAGACGGCATAATTGCAGGAAATTCCACAATTTCCCACTTATCAGCGCCCTTTTCGCTCTGCTTTTGCAAAACTTTCGCCGTCAAATCACGAATAGACCACCGTGTCATAACAATTATGATGGCACCGCCGGGCTGTAAACGCTGTCGAGGGCCAGATGTGTACCATTCGTAGATATTATCCAACGCTGTAGAACTCAAAGCGTCTTGCTCAGACACAGGGTCATCAATAATAGCTAAATCAGCACCACGACCCGCAAGCGCACCGCCCACACCAACAGCGTAATACTCACCACCCTTGTTTGTACTCCAC